GCACAAAGTGAGCACTCGGGTTGCCTGTGGCAGGGTCCACAATCTCTACACATTCCTCAAGCCACTGGCCAACATAGTCCAACTCCAAGCGGTGATCAATCGTGGCCTGCTCCACCTGCTTGGGAACTCGCAGCCCGGTTCCCTCTTGGTTGTACCATCGAATGGCGCCCGTCACTGCCCAGGCTAGAATGCCCTGCAAGCTCTCCTTTTGCCTGAGCTGCATCTTGAGCGTTTTATCCTCCCGGCCTGCGTAGCTGTTAGGAAAATTGATCACCTTGACGCGATACCACAGAGCGTCATCGTCCACGTCGGCATTCACGGGCCAATTGCTGAGAAGCCACACCTTGAATTGTGGCCGGTAGGCAAAGTGAGTGCGATGTTTGAAGGCACAGTAGACAGAATCGCCGCCGGTCAAACTCTTCACCCGCGCCGAGTTCAACGAGGTATGCTTATTGCTCTCGGATGCAGCCACAAAGCGGCACGGCTTGAGCGGCGCCAGATCGAAGTTTTGCGCGTCGTGGCTGCGGTCCATTGTAAAGGTGCTGAAGTCAACCTCTACTGCAAGCGGCTCCAATCCCAACATAGCCAGGATCGTCTCTTTGAACGTTCCTTTGCCGCTGCGCCGAGGGCCATATAGATAGAACAGACATTCCTCACTCGTGTGCCCCGTGAGCGAATACCCCACGGCCATCTGCAAGAAATCGACCAGTTGCAGGTCGCCATCCACCCAATCGGCAAGCAGCTCACGCCACCGGCTGTGATCGGCGCTCTTGTCATACTCGATCGGCAGGCAGTAAGTGAACCGCTGGCCCGGCAGGTGGGCCACAAGCTCACCCGTTCTCAGATTCAGCACACCGTTGCGACAATTGAGCAAGTCGGGGAAATTGTCAAAGTCGCCCACCGAGGCCGGTACCAAGCTCTGGAAGAGGTACTTGGTGTTTCGCACATTGGTAGCCGTGCTGCGGGTGGTCTTGACAATGTGCTCGGCCTGCGCCCTTGCGGCCTCCACCCGGCGCCGGATCAGCGTTTCCACGATGGCCCGATCGAGCTCGCTCTCTGCCAATTCCCGGTTCCAATGCGTCCCGATGTTGGACATCCAGCCGTAAGCCTCACAGTGTAGGAATTGCCCCGAGTAGAGCGCCTGCACGCACCGGGCGTTGCCCTCGTCGCTGGCATCGGCGCGCAAGAGGATGCTTTCTGCCGGGCTGCCGGCTGGCGGCTCCGTGGCCGGCAAATCGTCGGGCCGGTAACGCTCCATGCTCTCGGCGATCTCGACAAGCTCATGGTCCTCAAGCGGCGGATTGCCCCGCTTCCGGTTGGCTATGCGGAGGGCAGCAAGAATCTCTTCCGCATCGGCCCCACGGCGGCGCATACTGCCGGCCAGACTCGTCAGGGTCACATTGCGCGTGCCGTCGTCTATTTCCGGCGGGATCGTGCGCCCGTTGCCGTTCTCGGGATTGGCCGCGCTTTCCCAAGGGTCCGATGTTGGCATCCTGAGCAGGTCCACGATTGCGGCCGGGATCGGCGCTTCCCGGTGGTCGTCCGGGTGGCTGTTCACCTCCCAGGTATAGGAGCCCTGTGCGGTTCGGCTCGGGGCCACCAAGATATAGCCCCCCTCGCCGCGGGTGTCAATGCCGGGCCCAAGACGGCTGGCGCTGTTCTTGATGGCCCCATTGGGCGAGTGCCATACCAGGTGGATACCGCCCGAGGGGGTCTGTTGTTCAAGAGCTTGGCTATCATCGATCTGGTGCTGCGCTTTGAGATTGGCCCACTCGCTGGGGCCATCATTGCCGGCCTTCACGTCCAGATCCACCACGGCCAGCTTGGAGCGGCCGCAGTCTATGCCGATGTTGGCCAGGGGCGTGGCTGCCCACCAACCCTTGATGGCGGTTGGATCTCTGGTCGCATCCTTGAAACCGTGCGCTGTGAGCGGCTTTTTCTCACCCGGCACGCACGGGAACACGTACCACCCGCGCTTGGCATAGCTCAAAGCGGCAGTGAGCAGAATTTCACGCCAGCCATCTTGCGGCGTCATCTGGCTGATTTCCTGCTCACTATGCCCCAGCTCTTGTAGTTGGCGCTTGGCCTCATTGGTGAGAAAGAGCGGTATACTCATTTACCTGTTTCCAGTGTGTGACCATTAATGTGTGTTGGCGGACCTGCCTGATAAGTCAACTTATCGGAAGCCGTATTTGTCGCTTCCACACTTCCCAGGCACGGGTTACGGCCCCGCTGCCAGGAAACAGATCCACAAATTCGTCATCCGGTCGCAGCCCGACAAATCGAAACAGCCAATAGCAGAACTTGTCCGGCTTGACGCCCACGAGTCCCCGCTTGAGCGTGATGCTGACAGACACCCAGTCCGTCACAGTAGGAACGTCACGCCCAAGATTGCGGCCACCCCACACAATGATCGGCTCCCAAGCATAGGCCGGGTTGACGTTTGCCTTGAACGCGCAAAACGGCTTTACCCACGCGCATATACGCACATCGTCGGGGCATTCTGGCAGTGATAGAATCTGCTTGAGACTTGGAGAGCTGGCCGACAAGGCCCAAGCATCGTATTGGCTCAATTCTCGTAGCAACTCAGAATGATCCACCTCGGCGCACTGCGGGTCATCGCTGTAGTGTTTTTGTGCCTGTCCTATGTATGGCGGGTCAGCGTATGCGAATCTCATCCTGGTCCCCTAAGAGTCATTAGCGGTTACGCCGTCGCTCCCAAGAGCAAAGTAACCTGGTCGGCCAACAGCCCCGGTGCGTTCGACTTTGAAAAAGTGCCCCCACTGGCCTTTGCCAACCGCTCGAGAAATGCGCGCCCTCCCCAAGCGCCGCCATCCTCCGGGCCGATGTAGACGCAATCAATCCGGTCTGTGAACGTTCGCGCCACGTCGAGGGCGGCTTGCTCGTCGTCCGGCTGCCCATCGCTGATGACAATGAACTTGATTCCGGTCCCATCGGCAGGCTTGACAAAGCGGAGCGCACCTGCCAAATTGGTGCCATTCCCGATGCGCCGAGGGATGCCCGTTGGGGCAAATTCGGCAATGTCACTGAATGCGATCACGGCCAACTTGCCGGGAAATTGCTCTTGGAGCCGTCTCAGCTCGGCTTCCGCGGCCTCGTAGCGGCTCTGGCCCCCTGGTGCATCGTTGGCGCCCATACTGCCGCTCATGTCCACGATTAGCAGAGCATCAGCGCTCAAGAACGATTCGGCAAGGCTGATATGGTCACGCTGTGCCACTGCTCCCAAACTACCCAAAGTCAATGCGTTACTCATCGGGGATTGCTCCTTCTATGGTTGCCAGCAAGAGAGCGATGTTCTCTTGGTAGTCTTGGATCTGTTGCTTCATTTCCTCAATCGCCGCTTCCAGTCCCCCAATTTGAGCGCGTAGGTACTCGGCATCTTTGGATGTTGAATAGCCAAGCCAAGCTCTGTGCGCCTGAGTGCTTTTGTGGTTTGGGTGTTCATCTATATCCACCTCTCTGTAAACGTATCATCTCCATAACGCCACGAGGTGACCAGTGTCCCCCGGCTGCTTACAATGTCCTCCCAACCAAGAATCTTTGAAACGACAAAGCGCCCAAACTGCTCCTGGCCCTCACAGAGGATGTAGCCACACCGGAGCGGTGGCTTCCAGCCGTAGCGCGTTTTGTCCAAGTCGGCGCTTGTGCGCTCTACCGTCGAGGCCAACTGTAGGCCAGCATCATACTTGCGGCGCTGTAAGGGGTTGCTTAACACCTCGTAGGCCCGTTGAATCAAGATGAACTGCTCCCCGGCATCTGGATCGGTGCAAACGTCAGGATGCCATTGTCGAACCGCCCGGCGATAGGCACTCTTCAGGTCAGCCACGGACACTGTGCGCTTGACGCCCAAAACCGCGTACAACGTGGCAGCCTCCTCTGGCCTGGTATCCACGGCAAACCACTCATGGAGTACTGCCAAGGGAAAGATGGTGGTCCACCCCCCATTGGACCACCCAAACGCGGTTACTTCGCCGTTTCCCCGGTCCTTTGCGGCCCCGAGGTAGCGCACATCCAAGAGCTTGGTTTCCGTTCGCGCCTGGACCTGCACCTGTGGCACCTGCGGCCTGATCCCGGTGTACCGCTCTGCCAGGTCGGCCAGGGTGTTGGCCCATTGGGGGGCTACCCGCCAGGTCTTGTCTGATGGTTCCCACCTGCGATCGGCATAAGGGATCGCCGCCTTGAGCGCGGCCACGAGGCCCGGATCGTAGGGCGACTGAAACGCAAGGGAGCCATCGCGCTGGGGCGTGATATGGGTGTATGTACTCATAGCCCCACCACATCCCGCAAGTGCCTATAGACGCACTCGGCTTTCTTCGCGGCTTTCCACCCTCGCCACTTGGGCAAGTCGACTAGGGCGATGATCTCCCCAACCGGCTTGGTGCTGCTCTTGACGATCTCGGCCTGGTCAAAGTGCAGGCCGATCACGGTTGTGTCACTCAGTCGGACTTGTTTAGAGTTGGGATTCACGTTGCACCTCGACAAATCCCCCAGTATTCGCAATAGCGCGGGGAGCACTTGAACGTGGTCGTGTTTGGCGGGAAAGCGCCCGCGCTGATCGCCTCCCACGTCTCTTTGATCAGGCCGAAAAGCCAGAACATTTGCCCGATGGTCCGATAAGATTCCCAAATCTGGACCTGCGGCTTTTTCGTCTTGACAAAGACATAGTGACGAAAGAAAAAGCCGTTTTCGTCGCCAATGAGAGGAGCCCCCAACTGATTCAGCGCCGCCAAGTAAAAGGTCGGCTGCAACTCGCCATCAGCCTGATCCTGATCCCAAGAGCGCCCGGACGTTTTGAAGTCGGCGGGGATTCCGTCAGCCTCGATCAGATCGATGTAGCCAACGATCGGGATCGGAACGCCGGGCACCTGAAGCTCCACATACCGCTCGATCTGTACCTGCTCCTCAAGCACAAGTGGCTGCAGGGCATCCACCAGGGCGATTGTGTCAGGGTCAGAAAGCATAGTTTGCCCGCACTCGTTCAAGCTCTCTTCCGATTCTCCCTTGTATTCGGCGTAGGTGATTCCGTTGTCGGCGTTGCGGGCAATCTGTGCTTGCCAATTCCGAGCCCAGCGATCAGACAAAGATACCCGGTCTGTGGCAAAACTGGTCTTGATGTGTTCCTCAATTGCCCCATGTACCGCGTTTCCGAAAACTATTGCTCCACTTGCCGGGGCGGGCACCTTGTCCAGATAGTGAAACCGCCAAGAGCGGGGGCACATCTGGTAGGTGCTGATGCTGGAATAGCTCAAGTGGTCAATGTCAACCATTGGAGGCCTCCAACTTCTCAGCCACAGCCTTGCACTCTTCCGATGTTGCCGGGATTTTGCCCTCATTGGCGCTCATGATCTCTTCCGGCCCCCACTGCTCCAAGAGCGCTTCGATGGTGTCAAAGGTCGGGGCTTGTGGCTCCTGTACTGGTGCAGGTATCCAATCGTTGTCAATGGTGACTGTATCCCCCTCAGCCGTCACCTCGGCGCCCAACTCATCGGTGCGCTTCATCCCGCCGATGATGTCAGGAAACACCACATCGGCGCAAAAGCCCACGGCACGCCACCTGAGCATATTGGCCGGCCACTTTTCCCAACCGCTGCCCGGTTTGACCAGTCCGGCCCGCTCGGCATCTTCCATCGTCACCGTGACCGAGTAGACAAATTCCCCCCTGCCCATCGTGACGGTGCAGGCGCTTGGCTTGCCACCCTTATCCTGCTGATCCTCAATCTCCAACTTGGTGCAAAGTGGCGATTGCTGAATCAGCGCCAGGCAGCCACGAGGTGAAAGGCCAACATGCCCCTGGATCACCTGCACGAACTCGAAAGATGCCGTCAAGCTCAAGCCCAGCTCATACCCCTTGAGCATAATGGCCATGGCCTGCTCGGGATTGCTGACGCCAAACAGCCGCGCCTTGTGCATCGCCGGGCCGATGGCGCTGATCATCTCCCAAACTTGCGGCGTGAGTTGTGGGGCAACTGTAAGCGCCCTGGTCTGATATTCTGGCTTAGTTTCCATTGTGGTTTTCTCCCTGTTGTACTAGGCCAAAGATCCACTCTCTTGCTTGTGAATCCGCGGCCACATATCCCCCATTCGCTGTGAAAAACGGGGCCACCTCTTGCGGCACGCTCAACAGCCTTTCCCCATCCTGCAAACCAAGTGCCCGGCGTACTGCCTGCTTGGTTCCATCGGCCACGCCGGGCACTGTTCGTGTATCCCCCAGGTTTGTCAGCCATTCGAGCGTGTCAGCCACGCTCGGGAATGCCTCAACGAGGGCTTGCACTCTCTCAATGCCAATACCGGGCAGAGCGGCAAGCGCCGCTTCCCCGTTCTTGAGCAGGTATCCTTCCCTTGGCGGCTTGATCCGCACCGTGCCCCGTTCCCGATTGCACAACCGGATCACGGCCTGCTCATAATCGTTCTCGCCGCAGTAGAGCACCCCGGCGCCCATCTCCTGAGCGGTCAAGAGCGCGCCCTGCACGCTGTCATAGTTCCACCCGGTATGACCTGCCCCGCTCACGGTCACCATGCCGTCTCTGTCCCGGTAGATCGTCCCGGTGATGACAACGTAAGTCCAGGGCGTGATCCCGATCATCTTCTCGATCTGGGGCAGAAACCGCTTTGACCGTAGGGTAGAAAGCAGGTCGCTCGGGGTTTTGCGCTCGATCAAGAGCTGCGCGCCGTCATCTGTCTGAGCCATCAGATCGCCCGCGTCGAGGGCCATAACCATCGTCGGCACCCCGCCGAAGGTCAAGCGTTTGACGGCTGCGCTTTCCCGGCTGTCAATGATTGCGCTGGTGATCATTGCTCCCTCGAGTATTTTTCCAAAACTTGCTTGGTCATCTCTACAATTTGCGGTTCAAATTCCGTCGTTACAGTTTCCCACCGGATCGAGAGAGCTTCAAGCTCTTGGGCAAAGTCATAGCAAACCTGCGATGATTTGAACGCTTTAGAGACAACCAGACCATGCCCGTTGGCCAGTGTCCAGTCTACAGGATTGCGAAACATCACAAACGACTTTGACACCCGAAAACCTCTGAACACATCGAGACGTTCCAGCTTACATCTTGGGAAGAATTTTGACCACTGAATAGCTACGGGGATTGATGGTCCCAAATCAATGGACCCGTTCTTTATCCGCATGTTGATCCTCCCTGTTTTCTTCCGCCCGATACACCTGCCTGACCTCTTTGCACAATGCGCATGTGCCCAAGTAGTTGATCAGATGCAGTCGCCCCCCGGCTCGTGTATGGTTCCTCATGTCCAGGCACATCTTGTATGTGCCCGCACACTCTCTACAGATCCAAAGTTCCTTATCCACGGGGAGCACTCCTTCTACCTTGCCGGGTTGATGTGTGCTCTCCTCCTATCCTTTTGGCGGCTGCTCTGCCGTCTAGTGTGTTGACTTCACATGGTCTATGACCTTAGACAGAATCCCACGTCACGAACAGAGCAGCCACTTGCTGACTTTGGTAAAAGGGTAGTAGATTCCATAGGATGGCAGTCACCCGAAGGCCGGTAATCCAGTACAATCTCTATGCCTTTACTCCTCTGCCAGCTATGCCCCCACACTAAGACTCGCACTTAGATTGGGCTATCATCCAATGGCACTTGCCTGTGAGGAAAAAAATGGGGCCATTTTACGCCCGGCCCCAAAGGCGTACTCCACAAACCTATTCTATTGGCCTGCCAAGATGAGCGTTACCCGTTCCCCCTCCTCTCTGCTGGCTTGATCCAGCAGCACATTGGCGTGCTCGATGGCCTTTTGCGGATCGGCCCGGTAAAGGCGATCAAACGCTCGGCGTATGCGTAACGCCCAACGATTGGCCTGCAGGGTGCGGAACCTCACAAAGGACTTCACGCCGCCACCCCAGCACCCACGAGGTCCAGAACCTCGGGGCTGTTCAGGTCAAAGTGCTTGGCCAGGCTGTCATTGGCCTGCAAAAGCTCCCCGAACTTGATCACGTCCTGACCGGCCTGCGTCCACAAGAGTGGCAGGAACTTGGCCAGGTTAGCGCGCTCTGCGCCATCCCCACCGGGCTTGGGCGCTTCGGCCTCGGGCATCGGCAACGGCGTCTCTTCATCCTCAATACCCCGGCGGTAGTGCGCGGCCTCGGCGGCCCGGCACTCCTCTTCGCTGTCATAGATGGCCCGGAACTTGAACGTGGTGGCCTGCACCTCTTCGCCGGTCGTGTTGCTGTGGTAGCTGCGCCCGGTGTTGACCATCTCCCAGGAGGCCCACCGCTCGTCCAGATCGCGGGGATGAACCCCGGCCACTTTGAGCGATGGCAACACGATCCCGGCCCACTCACGCCCGAACTCGGCGATCATCTCGCGGTTGATGGTGTACTCACTCCCATCGGCCCGGTGACAAACGCCGTCGATCTTGATCTGGGTGAACTTCTTGTCAGCGGGATGCCGACCTTCGTCAAAGAGTACCTTCGGCTCTCCCTTGCTGATGTAGACAAAATCCGAGAGGGCAAAGACTTGGCCGAAATAAATTTTCGGACCAAGGCTTGCTTCATTGGCTACATCCCACGGATCTTTACTCATGATTCTTGCTCCTTCTGATTGAAAAGTCTACCCCCAAACGAAGCGATATTCCCCCTTTCACCTCCCTTGTGCTATACTTGAAGCGCCTCCCCAACGATCTCATCTCTGCGCGTCAACGTCCTGCATTCCACGCAACGGTACAAATTCGATTGCTCGGCCCAGTAGGCAAAAAAGGTAAACGTGCTCTCTTGCCCACAATGAGGGCAAACGGCAGTAATAGGGGATTCGGTGTATTCGGTGCTGTACTTGTCTTTGACCAGCTCACTGACAAGCCTGCTGACACTGATGTTTTCTGCCTCGGCCATCAGGTTTCGGGGCTGTCCCAATAGATGCCGGTTGCTTGTGCCATTCATGCTCCTTGGTTACTCGGTGTCCGAATCTGTTAGCTACTAACCATTATAACAGAAAGCTAACAGAAGTCAATACCTCAAGTAGTTAGGTATTAACCAAAGCAGTTATGTTTCTAACCAGTTAACAGGTTACAATACCTATGAAGGAGGGAAGGGGGTAACTTTGATGTTTCAGGATTGGCTAAGCGAAGAGATCCGAAAAAGTGGCTTGTCTTATAGCGAGATTGCACGACGGGGGGGCATTACTCATGGCAGGATCAGCCAGGTGATAGGAGGTGAAAATCCCGGCATGGCTTTCTGTGCCGGCATTGCCCGAGGGCTGAATCTGCCACCTGATCTGGTCCTTGAAAAAGCCGGCATCATTCCGGCAAGCCGCAACCAAGCAGAGCGCCCGGCAGAGCGTTTTGCTCGTGAGATTGAGCAATTACCGCTTGAGGATCAAGAACTCGTGTTCGATCTAATGGAGCGATTGAGGCAGTTGAGGGCAGCCCCAAGTGACCCACTGGCAACAAGTTGAAAAACACTTCTCACCCCTTGAGATCCGCTTTGGGCTTTTCCTGATCCGAGTGCTCAAGATTCGTCAATTTCTATACTCGGCTCTTGGAATCTCCAAACGGACATGGCGCATATCAAAAGCAAAAGACTGCCGCATTGTAGAGTGATCTGCTTCCCAAGCAGGCGGCCAGGGGTTCAAATCCCCTCACCCGCTCAGTAGTGCAGGGGGCTACTACCTCTACAATAGGTAGTATAAGGGGTAGTAGCCTTTTGCTTTTGAGGGCATTGATGACCATCTGCTCTTTGCTGCTCTCGGAGCTGCGTGAGGAGTGGCGCTTCGTGCTGCTTGTCGAGGGCAAAGCACCCAAGACAAGCCGCGTCTACCTCGACGCATTGCAACGGCTGATCAACATCGTTGGGGATCTGCCCCTGAACCGGGTCACTCGGCAAAACCTGCGTTTCTATTTTGCCCACCGGCAAGAGCAGGGCTTGAGCGCCTACACCATCCACCAGGATTTTCGATCCCTACGAACCTTCTTCTACTGGTGCAAGCGGGAAGGGTATCTAACCAGTAGCCCGATGGAGGGCATCAAGCCGCCCCGGTTGCCGCAAAACCTGCCCAAGGCACTCTCTCCGGGACAGATTGAAATGCTCCTTCGTGCAGTCAAGGGCACTACGCATCCCCAGCGCAACGAAACGATTGTGCGGCTTTTCCTTGACACCGGCCTGCGATTGTCAGAGCTGATCAACCTCGATGTAGGAGATGTGGACTTGGAGCAGAGCGCGATCATTGTCAGGAAAGGGAAGGGCAGCAAAGATCGGCATGTGCCGCTCGGGGCAAAGATGCGCTTATGGCTGCACCGCTACCTCAGAAACCGGCCCGAGGCCGAGGCAGAACCACTTTTCGTCTCACGATTCGGGGAGCGATTCACACGGGATGGCCTGCGGCGTCTCTTCCGTACCCTCGATGCACGTCTGCCCTACCATCTACACCCGCACATGCTGCGCCATACCTTTGCCACTGAGTATCTCCGGGCAGGGGGCAATCTCGAGTATCTCAGGCGCATCTTGGGCCATACTGGCATCGAGACGACGCAAATCTACTTGCACATCGTGAATGGCGACCTGACCGAGGCACACAAGAGCCTGTCGCCTGGTGATAGATACTAAACTCGGAATATCTCTCTAAGCTGGGAATAGAGGCATCGCACCCACGCATCACTGAGCGCCCCGGCACAGAGGAAACAGCACGAGGCCCGGCCATCGAGGTAGAGGCCGCCGCCACTTTGGGAGCCGATGGTCAGATCGGCGGTGCTGTCGTTCAGCGCTGCCGGGATGGCCACCACGTTGGTACTCGATTCCACTGCATCACCCGCGCCTACATAGATTTTGATCTCGGCGCCCGGCGTGTAGCGCCCCACGACAAAGTACCAGCGGCTAATTTCCACCGTCTTGCTCAGGGTATGGGTGACTGTGGTAAACGCGGCCCCGTTGCTGATGACAAAGTAGAAGGGATCGTTAGCTACATCGCCACGAAAAGAGAGCCGGTAGCTTGATGTGCCCACCACCGTAGTGTCCTTGGCGATCAAGAACTCGTGATTGGTCAGCCGGTCAAACCTGAACCAGCCGCCAAAAGTCAGCCCCCGTTGAGCAGCCGGAACGTATGCTTCGGTGCCCAGGATGTCAGCCCAGTTGCCGGCGCCGCCATCGGCCCGGTTTAGCCACTGGTTTACTCCATCGAACTCAGCATAAGGAGCGCTCAAATCGAAGCCATAAACAGGGGCGTTATTGTCGGTCAGCCGGTAGCCCATGCCGGTCACATCGCACACGCGGGGATTCTGATAGTCAATAAAGCCCATCGTCCACCCGGCCCGGATGAAGGGCAAGGATACCAGCGGGGCACAGGTGCGCTTTTGGGGGTCTGTACTCTCAAGATACCCCATGCGCTTCCACAACTTGGTCATTGAGCGTGTTACGTGAATGGTCATGCTAAAAGTCCCAATCTACCGACTCAAGCCGGGCATCTATGATCTCCCGGCCGCCGCTGTCCAGGGTGATGATCACCTGCCTGATGATCGATTCAAACTCAAGCCCGAGAAATCGCGCCGTGACCCGATCGCCATAGTTCCAATCCCGGCCAAAGCGGGTACCCTGTGTGTCGATGGCCTGGCCCGAGAACACGCGCCGGGGGCGGCTGTCCAAAAGCGCCTCTTTCGCCGCCGCTTCTACCGCCTCGGGAGAGCTGCTAAACGTGGCGTATGCGTAGCTCTCGGACCTTGCATACTGGGAGATATTGACGCGGGTGGTATCGTATGCCTGCACCACGTCTCTAAATTCATCCTCCCCCTGGCCCAGGCTATAAATGTAGTTGTCCTCGTCGGTCCAATCATACACCAGCTCGGACGCTTCCAAGTTGCCCCGCGCCTAAAGGTTACGCGATCGGTCAAGTCGGCCCCCGGCTGCCCGGTCTTGGTGCGAAACTGAAAGGCAATGCTTGAACTGGACACGTCATCTACAGCCACATCCCAAAATACCTCGTTGCCCTCGGCCCGTGTGGCCCGTTGGATGTCTTCGATCACGTTGCTGACCTTTTGCCACGCACACGCCCGGCTGATGATCGCCCCCTGGCTTGTATCGGCCTCCACCGTGAAATTCGGCATTACTCTGGAGCCATAGGAGGGTGCCGGGTCTGATCCATCGGTGACAAGCTGCTCGGATACAATCTCTTTCATCATATCGTCAGCATAGTCCCGCTTCTCGCTGCCTACCGTCTGTGTGTAGTTGGCTACAATGCGCCGCCTGAGTAGGTCATTGCAGTCCGGCCCGACCATCTCGATGATCAAATCAGAGCCGATCCGCGCAAAGCGCCACCAGCGCACAAAGTAGACGCGCCACAGGCTCAAGCGCTCTCCCTCGGGCGCTCTCCACACCTGCACCATCCGGTCAGGGCGAATCAAGGTGGTGTCAAAGCTGGCTGGAAATCGGGCCGAGAATCGCGCCACACCATTGGCTACCCGCTGAAATGTGCCCCCGAGGATGTTGTCAAGCAGGGTACGACCGTCCATGTCAGCCAATCGCCGCCCCCGATCATCGGTTAGCCAGAACTGATACTGCCCGGCCATTAGTCGGCGCTCCAATAGGGATCGCGCCACACCATCGTAACTTGCTCTTCTGCCACACCTCCTATGTCAACAAAGAAGGTGATCAAGTTTGTTCCCGGCCTGAGCGCCCAGGTTCCAAAGTCGGAATTGGGCAACACGATCTGTTGAATCGCTCCCCAAAAGTTGCTATGCACACTCTTTGCCCCCGGAGCCAGATCAATGGTGATAATTTCACCGGCCAGTGGTTGATAACCACTGATCAAAATCTCCTTGCCCGTTGTCTCATTCCTGAGAGTATATACCCGGTTCGTTGACGTTTCCGTTATTCTAAAGATTTCGATTCGAGGGTATGCGTTCTCGGTGCCAAGGTTAGTAATCGTCACATCCCCCGCGTATTGGAATTGAGCTGTGGTGGAACTATACCCGGCCCATAGGTTGTAATTTCTTCGTATGACAGGATCGGCCTGATCCGCTACAATGCGGGTGATGTAGCCGCCCCCGTTAGCATCCAAGGGCGCCCAGTTTGAACCAGTCCACTTTGCGCCGTCGTCTACTGTGATGCCCCCCGCTGTGGTAAAGTTGCCAACGGCATAAAGCACGCCATCAGGGCCAAAAGCCAGATCGGTTACTGCCCCACCACTGATGCCCGTTCCCAATGCCCGTATAGACTGACCATCCCACATGGCAATGCCATCGGCATTGGCCACACCGCCGGCATTGGTAAAACTCCCGCCAAAGTATACATTGTCTTGAGCATCAATAACGATGCTGCCTACAAGGTTATTGAGCTGCACAACCTGATTCCAGTTTGTGCCGTCCCACATGGCAATGTAATCAATGCCGGCAACCCCGGCCAGGCTGGTGAACTGCCCTCCCACGTACACGTTCCCCTGACTGTCTACTGCCACATCATAAATTGCAACAACAACAGCCGGTGCCGTGCTGGGTGCTCCTACAGCATTCCAGGCCGCGCCATCCCACATGGCTACATAGTCGGCAGCCGGAATGGCAGCCAAGTTCAAGAAGCCGCCCACTACATACAGGTTGACCGGCGCACTGTCAACGCTGGGATCGAATGCGCCTGCATAGATCGGGTTTCCAAGGCCGGGCAGGTTCGGGTTTCCCACGGCATTCCAGGCCGCACCGTCCCACCGGGCGATCTTGTCAGCATTCGCCACACCGCCGGCAAGTGTAAAATCACCAAAGACAAAAAGATCGTTATTCGGTGCCAGGCAAAAGCCACGTACTATGTTGTTCAACCCAACGCCCACGGTCGCCCAGGTTGCCGTGCTGGGAGTGTAGCTTATGATGTAGTTGGCCGCCCCTCCGAGGTTATCAAAGTTCTGAAAATCGCCGCCATAGTACACAAGTCGATCCTGATCTACAACAACGGCATCAATTCGGTTGTACGTACCTGCGGCATTGGGTGGTCCCAAGATATTCCACTGCCCGGTATTCACCAATCGAGCGGCAACGATCTGCCTGTTTGCAGTAAAATCATTTGTGTCCAATATGGCTGCCGATTCCCCAAGCTTGTAAAAGTTGGGATCGGCTGCCAGGAATCGCAAGGCAAAAGCCTGCTCAAGGCATGGGAAGTCTGCCCGTATGCGGCCCTCAAGCCCGGCCTCGTAATAGGCGCTGATCTCCTTGGTCACAAAGGCCCCGGTGTAGCGGAGCACAACCGGCTGATTGTTCGGCACGCTGTTGGGTGCCACGTCCTCAATCAACTGTTGCCGCTTGGCGTGCAGGTCAGAGAGCGAAGTGCCGCGCACCCAACCCGTGAGGGTAAACGGGCGCACATTGGTTTTCTGGCTGTTCAGCTCCCCACCGGGCAGGATGGCGTAACTATCCACGTTCAGGGTGATGGGTGACATGCCCGGCCCGATCATACCTTCGATGTCAAAGTCCCGATCGGCAAAGTCCACCACCAACCCACCGGCCCGGCTTACTGCCGAGCGCTGGCTGATGCTGTTGTGCTCTGGCCCCAACCACTCACAACCGGGCTGATCACCGCCGCAGTAGGTGGTCACCGTCGAACGCACTTCCATTTGAACGGCATCCACGTAAGCCCCCTGTGGCGGTGTGCCTTCTATGTAGACGTAGACAGTTATATTGTCGCCCGTTGCGTTTGCGGTCAGTGCATCTGTTTCAAGATGCGCCCACGCGCCGATGCTTGTCCAGGTGGCCTCGACCTGCTGGGCCACACCAACGCCGGCTGCCTTTGCCAACCTGAGATAAAAGGTTTGACCGGCAGTGCCAAGGTACACCCACGCCGAGGCAACATACCGGGCATTCAGCGTGCTTGTGATCAGGGTGTTTGTCTGCATTCCCCAATCATCAGCCGCCACCCCGCCGGTCTTGTTCAAGTTCAAACTGTATGCCCCAAACTTTTGCGTCGTACTAGATTGAAGCCGTGTCCCTGCAGCTGCACCTGTAGCGTAGTTGTTCCATCCATCGGTGATATTGCGCTCGAAAGAGGGGTTGACGACATAGTTGATTGTTGCTGTCGGTTGAATGAAGCTCCAAATACCCATACGTTTTACCCTACAACTAGAATCCTGTACGATCGGCAGATAGACATTGTGTAATCCCTGCGCTGCCGGGTGCAACGTCACCAAGAGCACAAGGAACTGGACCACCATAATTCTCTTCACAGTACCCCCTAGCGTACTCTCTAACCATCGCTGAAATGTTCCACACCTCCACGCCGCAAGACAGACCGGGGAAAGGTGCCAGATGCTCGGGCACATCCACCACGATCGGCCTGCCCCCCACATTGTAAAGCGAGAACGGGCCACAGTCCCATACCCGCGCCATCATCGTTGTGCCGTTGTCAAAGCGCAAGTAAAGCAGGTCGCCCCACTCGTAGAAATCACCCAGGGCGCTGCTGTCCAATGCCACCCAAGGCTCTCGATCCAAGGTATAGTATCCCTCCCCACTGGCAAGCGGCTGCCCCACATAGATGCCGCCATACCACGTCGCTACCCCGATCAGAACGAGAGCAGTGCTCACCCAACCAGCCCCTTCATTAGCTCAAACTCGTTGGCCACGCTCATGGCGCTCTGCTGGCTGTTCACAGCCAGGTTGAAATTGTTGGTAACGTGCCGACTCTGATCAGCCGGCAACACTGCCGATCCCCTCGGGATCATAGCCAGCTCAGGGCCGCGTTCCCCGACAAGCGCCCAACCGCCACGGGCAAAAGCACTACCAAACTGCATCCCCTCGGGAATGTTGCCCGGTGTAGGCGCTTCCCCAACGCCACTTGGAGGCCGCCCCACCGTCCGGTAGGTGGTCACGATCTCCACATCCACCCGCTTGGGCAATGCATCAAGGGCGTTGTTGAACACACCCACCTCAACCCCGGCTGATTGGGACTGTTGGATCACAGCTTTGAGCGCTTCATCATAGCCGGATGCTTCCAGGGTGCCATCGGCAAGAGCACCCGTGAGCTTGCCCAGGCTTTCGGTTAGAAAGATGCTCTGTTCATCGGCAAGGCCAAAGGCAAGCTGCGTCTCTGTGACCGCTGTGGTGTACTGGTCGAGGGTGATTGTGCCCTCTTGCAGGGCCATCCCCAACTGCATCACGGCTGTTTGCGCGATCTGTGCATCGGTGGCGTCTTTCAAGCTTCCAGCAAGGCCGGTCTGTGCAAGTGCTGCCTCCTCAGCAGCTTCCTGTTGCGCTTTCAGCGCTTCCACCTGTGCCGCCGCTGCCGTCGCCATGCGCTCCATCGCCACACTGTTGAAATCGCTCATACCGGCCTGCCGGGCCAGGGTCACAGAATAGCTCTCGGTGGCCTGCTCTGCCTCCTTGATCGCCCCGGCGTTTTGCAGGTGTGCGTACCGTTGCACCTCGGACACATGCGCCACGTCAGACATGGCTATTTCCCCACGCTTGATGGTGTTAATGAACTCATCCCATGCGCCCGAAAAGAGGCCGCCTGTCAGAAATTCGGCCTGCGCGTTTCTCCACGCCTGTTGCAAGATGACGATCCGCATGAGCGTATCGGGCAACATACGGATTCGAGCAGCCAAACCGTCTACACTGCCAGTGGCCTCAAGTACACTCACCGCCATCTCGGCAAAGCCCAACTTTGCATCCTGCACAGCAGCCTGCAAGGTGGCGATCTTTTGCGCTGTCGTGTCCGACGTATCCCCCAGGATGGCCAGTGCTTTTGCTCCCTCTTCCATCACGGCCATCTTGAAAGCGCTCTCCCTATCGAGCGCTTGGCCACTCCTGAGCAGTTCATCAATCCGCGCACGCACCCGGCCGCTGCTGATTCCAAAGTTGTCCAAGCGGGGTATGGACTGGTTGGCTAGGAGGGCGGCAAAGTCGGCAATGCGATCGCCGGCATTCATTGTCTGATCGCCCAACTTGGTGGCAATGGCGGCCACGCTGGACATCTCATCGGCTGTGCCCACAAGGCCCATCTGCAAGAGCTTGGAAGCGCTCTGCATGGCCGACATACGATCCACCGTGTTCTGGGTGCCCTGCTGGAAAGCTGCCAGATAATTGGCCGCCTGCCGAGCACCCCCGGCAAACTGGGTGAAACGATTTTCTGTGGCCTCGGCAGCAATGCCAAGCTTTGTCAACTCCACAGCCATTGCCGGCAATTGCTGGACAAAGCCAATAGCCGAATCACCTGCACTCCGCAAAGCTCCGGTTATAACCTGACTAAATGCCTCACGAAAGCCCTTCTTGACGCCCGTGAGAGCACCTGTTGTCCGGTCCCTTGCTTCTATGTCTACCTGAACAGTAAAGCGCTCACTCATAGTTCCTACTCATTGCTGATTCCTGATCTGCGATTCCAGCCCTTCAAGTTCCAAGTGTTCGAGGGCTGTTGCAAAGTCCTCTTTGTAAACCTGGCTTGGCGTGCAATGGTACATCTGGCAAAGCCGCTTGATCACCCAGGCCCACGGTGGGCTACCCGTGCCGGTCCACAGCACTTCAGCAGCCCGGTCAATCAGTTTTTTTGCTCCTCCGATTGGCGCCGCCCGTACACAGCCTCGATGATCACTCCCAACTCTGCCTCGGTGATGCGCTCGGCCACGCGGGGATCGTCAGCGGGTTGCGGCAATGGCTGCCCGTGTTCATCCACCCAATTCCACTCACGGATGAACGCCACCATGCGGTATGCAAACTCTTGGGTCACATCGCTGGGACTTTGCCGCTTTCGCAGGCCAAAGACGCCGGCCACGCGCCCCAGGAACACACCCAGCTTGTACCAGAAGCCGGATCTCTGCTCTTGCGCCCGTTGCGTCTCAAGGATTTCTCCAATCGTCGCCGGGCGCACGATAACATAAGAGTCCGGCCCCTGAACATCAGCCGTGAGCACTTTTCGCGCCCCGATTCTCTCAGGCATAATCTACCCCCTTCCCATGCGCCCTAGCTCACGAACACGAACGGATCGATCTCGCTCACGCGCACGATGAAAGAAACCATCACCGGCCCGGCTGTGGCGGCATCCACCGGGGGCCAATCAAACGAGGTGACCGGCGCGTAGTTGGTTTCAAAACCATCGCCGCCCACGGCCCCGCTTGGAATCCAGCGAATGCAAATCTTGCCGTCACAGGCACCTTCCATAAACTGATCGCGCACGATCCGGTATGCCTCGGTGGCCACGTTGGTAAACACGATCCGCACCGTCAGATCGAACGGTTCGTGCTTGCCCGGTTCCACGAGGGCATAGTTGCCATCGAAGGTGTACTCTTCCCCAACCATGCGGGTCTGAGTCGTGCCCGTGACGCTGTTGGCGCTTCCACTCACGTTGGTCCATACGCTGCAATCCGAAAGCGTGCTGATGTCAATTCTGGCGCACGATTGTGGGACTGCACTGGTTGTCTGTGGCATTGTCTATTCTCCTTGATTCAGTTTCCACAGCAGCGCTTTACTCTGGCGCTGTCGATTCCTAAAAACTGCCTGATCTCACCCTGCCAGCGAAACACCGCCGCTGTGAGATTTTCCACCTTGTGATCGAACGTCTCTTGATCCTCTTCCACATCCAGGCTGGCCCGGATGGCATAGGCCACATCGCCGGGCTTCATGGTAATAAAGCCAATGGTATCAATGCCCAGCTCGTCAAGTTTCCTTGCCCGGCCTGCCCAGTGGGTAAAGGTGCTCAGGGGAGGCGCTTGCACGATGCTGATCGCCCCGACCTGCAAGAGAATTGCCCGGTTCTCCTTGCTCACCATGTCCAGGGTATGCACGCATCCCTCGCCGCCCTCAATCTGCACATTGTTTTTGCTGTCTACTAGCAATCGCTGGTGTATCCTGTAGAGCATCAGAAAATCCTCAACGTCAGCTCGAAGCGCCACCCGGTGTAGAGAATCCCGGCATAGTCAAACACCACCCGCGTGCAGGTCCAATGGAAGGAGCGAATCCCCACGGTAGCGAATAGGGGGCAAGCGCCCTGCTCCTCTAGCTTGTCGTTGACCGCATCGGCCACATCCACCGCATCGCCCCAATCCTCGTTGAGCTGGCTTCTCTGTCTTACGTACACATCCACGCGGATCAGCACTTCGGTTTGTCGCACGCCGGGCACGCCTGTAAGCGCATCCACAAAGGTGGTCCGATCTGTTTCGCTGGCTACGTCCACATCCCAGCGCTCGGGGTACACCTGAATGGTAGGGAGCGTGTTCATGCCCTCGGTCAATTCGTCATAGTCCTGCACCCTGGCTATGTCGGCAGGCACGAGGGTACTCATCACATCGTGAACGGCTGTGCAAATCTCGCCTATGGTTGGCACTTCACTTCCTTATAATTGTTCTGACTGCATCACCTATGATCCGGTAGATCCGCTGTGCGTTCTCTGTAACAGCCCGTTGCAGATAGCGCTTCGCCTTGATACCTCGGGCTGAAATGGCCAGGATGGCCCCGGCTGCCAATCGTCCGGCCTCCACCCGGTTGCCCTTGGTCACCCTGAGCGCCCAGGCATAGAGCGGCCCCCACGGTGGCCGGAATGGCCGCGTGCCAAACTCCTGATAGGGTGCATACTCGATGTTGCTGCCCACGATGCCGCGCACCTCTTGCGTGCGGATCACCACTTGCGGCACGATGGAGGCACGCAAAGGGCCACGATCCACGGGCGCATTCTTTCGCGCTGAACGGGTGACCAAGAGCGTTGCCCGTGCCATCGCTGTGCCCATCGGGGTGCCTGTAATATCCCGGCTCACCTGATCGAGCTTGGCATAGAACTCTTTTAGTCCCTCAACACTGACACCAATCTCGCTCACCGTCGCCCAACTCCCGGCTTCACATAGCGCCCATCCAAGAGAATCCCGGCAATGTCGGGATCGAGCTGCTGCACATAGAGCAGTTGCCCCAGGTCAGCGCTGGCTAGTGTATCTGCCATGCTGGATTGCAAACGTTTATACCATCTGCTCGATTGCATAATGCACGCCTCCTGAATGTCATCAGGAACGGCTACACTGTATCCCCACTTGGCCGTTACGCGCACCGTTGGCACCCGTGCCAGGAGGGATGTGCCCCTGACTTCCCGGCCTCGCTTTCGCATGGCCCCATCCTCTCCGGTGAACCAACTCTGATCGCCGTTCGGGTCTACAAAAACGATGGTATAGGGCAGCTCGTTGAATTGCGGGTTGTCGGGATCGCCCGTGCCAGGGTACCAATCGCCGTTCCCGGCAAACATGGTGGTGGGGTTATCCCAAATGGTGTAATCATCATCGCTGATGGCATCCTTCACGGCTACCACGGTGATCTCTACACATTCATCGATCAACTGGTAAGCCTTGCCGCTGCCCTTGTAGTACCGGGCACTGGCTACCGCGTCGGCCTCGAAGCCGTCCGGCCGGTTGCAAAAGCGGTTGATCTTGCGCTCTGCTCCCTCGATGATACGCCCTAGGAGCACATCATCTGTGGCATCGGTTTTTTGCATACTTGATTTCAGTTCCGCAACGGTGCAATAAGCCATCAGATCACCTCTTCCCACTCTGCCCGATTCGCTGCCAAGTATCCCAGGCATTCAAGCCGGGATTGTGCCCACGTTCCACCCTGCCCGAATCGGCGCACCACAAAGCGGATTATGCCGGAGTACAGAAATTCCCACACTGTTGTGCCATACCCGGCGTAATCATCGGCGCCAATGGTGTGCTCGATGTCCTCGACCGGGATCGAGAACTCAGCCGCAAGCAGCTCTTTGAACTGTTCAATTGTGACCTCTGCCGGGTCAAAGGCCGATTCGTAGATTGCCGCATTTCCATCCAGCCGCGCCCGGTCGTGCGTGTTCTCTGCCGGGAATGCACTATCGTGCGTGCCCATCGCCTCAAATAGGGCAATCAGCGATTGCCAATTTCCAATCCCCACAGTGCCCCGTTCAACTACAATGTATCCATGCCACATCAGGACCACCTTGCTCGATACAGATCCGCAATCTCATCAGCAGAGAGAACACGACTCCACACCGCACAATGGGCCAATGTGCCGACCCACGGCGAAGTTGGCACAGTGCTCGATGCGCCTACTACGGTTTCCGTGACGCTTAACGCGCCAGCCCACACACCAAGCCCGTTTTGAGTCGCCCCGACCTGTGTACCGTTGTAAAACATCCGAAACTGATCGGTTGGTCTATTCCACGTCTCTGCCCAGCACATCCAATCTGTGGTCGTGACTCCATCCAGAGGCCCGCCCCTGGCTACTCCTCCAGCAACATAATCCCAGTAAACACGGTTATTGACGGCTCCCTTGGTGATCTGGACATAGTTGTTTGCATTCACACGTAGACAAACGGCACGCCTCCCAGCTCCATCCGTCCATCTGCCAACAGCATCCACCCGTGCCCAAATGAGCACAGTACCAACAGCTCCATTAAATACCCCGGCAAAGGTAGCACTATAGATGTTGGTATAGTCGTTTGCCCCATCATAGAATGGACTATAAAATCCATCCCTAATGCCCGACTGCAACAGCGTAACACCTACATGCGCCCCATTCTGAGCACCCGCCACACGCCCTGATACCCAGTCATAAGCAATCGTGCCCACCTTCTCATTCAATGGCCAGTAGGCAATAGGGTTGGTGGCAAGCACCCGCTCATGGTACTGCACAAATTGTCTTGCAGTTTGAGACATTAGAACCTCTCAATAGTGAGCTTCACTGTGAGATCATCTGTTGCCGCATACGTCGGCGCCCCACGGGTGACAAGCTGCCCGAACAAACTTGTGCCGTTCAGCGCAATCGGGAAGGGCATTCTCAAGCCGCTCAACTTGGCCGCTACCGCGTTATCCACAAAGTTGGCATAGTCGGTGGCTGCCGTGTCAATGTAGCCAATGCAGTTGGCAAGGTCGGCATCGCTCGGGTCAAAGGGCGCATTGTCAGCCGTTGCCGTGAATGTCCGGTCAAAGAGCACCAGATCGAGCGCCACCCGCTGTGCCGCATCGTCGGTGATGACCACCTTGGTGATCACAGCCTGCCCACCGGCTGCCCTCACCGCATTGGCAAAGGTCAGGAGGCCGCCCACGGCATCCCCGGCTGCATAGGCACCTGCCGTGATTATCGGCGTTTGCGTGATCTCGATGGGCGAAACAGTAGGCACCGGGTTGGTCAAGCTCACATCGGTATTGCCCACCTGAATATTTGAGCTTCCACCCGTGGATACGACCAGTGCATGGGTGCCATCACCCATATCCCTGTACCGGGTCTGCATACTGTTGGGCACGCTCTCTTGCTGATTTCGGATAATGTCTGCCATCGTTTTACCTCACTAGCAGCCAGATGATCACACCTAGCTGTGCATTGACCCCCACCAGTAACAAAGTCAGGGGCAAATTGTCTGCCATCCAATCGAGGGATCGCCCAAGCAATCCCTTGCACGTTCTGTAGGGAAATGGGGAGGGCAACCAGCGGCCCCGCTCGTCTACGGAGAGCGGCTTGCTCTGCCCTGCCGGGTCTACGCCATACATCGGGGTGGCCATTAGTTCGTGCTCTCCTCATACCACTCGAGGGCCAGGCTCATGGGTTGTGCGTTTCCGGCCCGGTTGATGATGCGCACCAGGTAGGTGGTATTGCGCCTCAACACCCACTCAGCACGCATGGTACTGGCCCCGCCAACGGCCTGCGGCCCCGTGCCCCCTGGGATAAACTCATTTTCAATCAGTGTTCCCACGGCTACCACCTGCGGATCGAGGATCACCGATGCCGTGTTGCCACCCTCCCCATAAGGCCGGTTCTTGTTGTACTCTGTCATCGCCGTACCCGTGCCGGCCAGGAGAGTTGACCCCTCGTACAAAAGCGCTTCCATATCGCCGCCTGCCGCACCACGGGCCAGAATGTGGCAATATTTACTCGTAGTGATGACGGCGAACGTGATCGGGTTATTGTCAGCGATCGGTGTAGCATCCGCACTCTTGTACGATACCAACCACGTCTCACCTTCGTGTATCTCGTGGTGGGCAATGTCAATCACTACCCGGCCCCCGGTGATGTGATCCATGCCGTATTCGCCATACTCCCCAAAGGAACGGGTAGCCGTCACGAGGGCATGGGTAGTGTCTTGCATGTCCTTGTAGCGTGTTCGGATGTCGGCCTGTAGCCCTTCCCCCTGTTTTGGCGTCACATCGGCCATTTAGAGATTCCTCTTTGCAAATGACACAACCGTGTCAATGATCCGGCCCACGTCCTGATCGCTCAGGTTTTGGTGGATGGGCAAGCACAACGTGTGCTCAGCGGCCCACTCCGCACCGGGCAATGTTTGGCGGCTCCCATAGTAGAGCACTTGGTGCAGGGGATAGTACCGGAACGTGCAGTAGATGCTATGCTCACACAGAAACCGCGCCAATTCATCGCGCTTTTCGAGCTGCACCCAATACAGGTAATAGCTTGATGTGCTGTTGGGCGTCGGGTTGGGCGGTCGCGTGATGCCCGGCACACCGGCAAAAGCGCCCTGGTACTGTTCCCAAACCTCCTGGCGTCGCTTAATGAAGGAGGGCAGCTTTTTTAATTGCACACGCCCGATGGCGGCAAGCACATCGTTGCTGATGTGCCGGCCTCCCCCGGTTTCTACCTGAAATTCCCACCAGCGCCCGTTGCCTTTTCGTTGGGAGTCCGTACCACTGGCAGCTTTCGGTGGAAAACCAAAGTACCTCAACTTCTCGGCATACGTCCTGGCGTGATCGCTCTGCATCCACAGTGCCCCGCCATCCACCATGACCAGCTCTTTCATCGCGTCAAAGGACCACACCCCGGCGTCACCGAGTGTGCCACAGGCTTTGCCCTCCCAGGTGCTTGCCACCGCATTGGCGGCATCTTCCAGAATGAGCAGCCGGTATGCCGCTTCTCGGATGCCGAACATCGGGGCGGGATGGCCGCCATAGTGGAGCAGGAACACAGCCCTCGTCTCGGGCGATCGTAGCCGGTCGATCTCCTCGGGCAGAATTTGCATCGTGTGCCGGTCCACGTCGGCAAAGACAGGCCGCGCCCCACAATGGATCACCGCATTGGCTACCCCGACAAACTGGATGGCCGGCACGATCACCTCGTCACCCGGCCCGATGCCGAGCGCTTCGAGGGCCGTAAACGTGGCGCTGGTGCAGTTGTTGAACAGGAGCACCGGACGATCCGTGCCAAGATACCCGGCAAACTCCTCTTCAAAAGCCGTGCATTGGTTGCCCTTGCCCAGCCACCGGCTTTTGAAAACCTTGTTGACCTCTTCCAGTTCTTCAATTCCCAGTGTGTTACTGAAAATCTGTATCATCGTTCCTACCCCCTATCAAAAGTGCTTCAAATCGCCGCTGACCCATCGGGCCACGGCGTCAAAACTGTTCCTGAACTCGGAGCCGAACACGAAACTTGCCAGGCTGCGAATCTCGGGCAACGGCTTGGCTACCAAGTGCTCATACTGGACGGTGTAACTTGGCCCCTCCCAGGCCAACAACTGCCGGTCAAGACCGGCCTGCCAGGTGTCAATGATGTGCTTGGCATCATACTTGTATCGCCCCTTGTACGTGGTCTGCAAGTGCTTCTGGACACTGGCAATGCTGGCCTTGCGCTCCCGCTGGGTGACCACGATCTGCACCTTGAAGCCCTCCTGTAGCAGGATGGGCCAGATGAATTGCCCGAGAAAGCAAAGCCACGGATCTTTGATGCCCCATAACGGCGTGTCTTTGCGCTTTCGGGCAAGCGCCCGGTACGTCTTTTTCTGCACTGTGCCGATGTGGGCCACATTGGCCGCCCTCAACGAGTATCCCTTGCCCGTGATCCGCTGGTTGGCATAGCGCCATCTTAGATCCTCAAAGTAGCCCTTGGGGTTGAACTTGTCGGTGGGCTGAAAGTGCCCGGCCCCCATATCACAGCCAAGCTGGTGCAACACGCCGGCCACACAACTTGTGCCGCTTCGGGGCACGCCAAGGACCAGCACACAGGTGCTAGACATACTCATAAAGCTCCATCACCGGCCCACAGATCGCCTTGACCATTTGCTTCTCTGCCGCTGTCAGGCTGATCTTGTCCTTGTTCTTGACTGCCGATCGGTTGTTCCGCATCTGCCAGATCAAGTTGTCGCCCCGTTGCGGCTCAATTTTGAACTGCTCGAAAATTGAGTGAACGCGCTCCAAGTATCGCGCCTGGCTCACCCGGTAGTCAAAAAGAAACTCGTACTTGAGCCACAGGCAATCGCCCTTGAGCAGGCCATGAGCAAAGGCATTTTTGCAGGACCACGCGATCGCCGCCTGCTCTACCATGCTTCGGTTGGCAAAGTCGGTGCCGATGTTGAACACGTCCCGCGCCATTGGGTACTTCCACCAAGTCCAACCCCACCCCTTCGCCTTCAACGAGGCCGCATAAGTGTATGGGTGCCGGGTGATCAGCAGCCCATGCGCTTGCACATCGGAAGGGAGCACACCGGGCGCACTGGTTATGCCGTAGGTCAGGGCAACGTGCTCCAAGAGCGCCGGGTTGCACTCCACATAGGTTCCGGCTCCCTTGCTCCTGGCTTCCAGATTGAGCAGGTAGTTGCGCCAGAATGCACCCTTGGTACTCCTGATCTTTGCACGTCTTAGAAATTCATCATGGAACGTCGCCACCCCGTTACTGCACGAGGCATCAATAATGCTCTGCACCCAATGGGTAGCCGTGCGGCCTGTGCCGGTTATGTAACAGAACATGGTGTGCTCCTCAAATGTAGCATCGTCAACCCCAGTGGGTGCCCATAGCCGGGCACATCCACGAGGGCCAACCCTGCATTCTCAATCCAGCCCTGCAATCGCTCCATCGGGTAGTGGAATGGGTCTTTATCTGGATATGTCGTGGCAAAGACACCCTTTTCTTCCCACAGGACCGGCTCTTGGCTATCTGAGACAAAAGCCGTTGCGTAAATATCCCCGGCCAATGGTGCCACATCGCACAAAGCCCGGTTTACCTGTGCCGGTTTCATGTGATCCAGCAGGGCGTGCATCCATACAATGTCAAAACGATCGCGCTCCAAAATACGGGGCAGATCAATCGGACCATCCCCCAATTTCAGATTTTCAATATGAGGATACCGGCGCCGGATCATCTTGTACCCCAATTGCTCCTTGCGCCCATATGTCAAGGCACCCCCATTGCGATCGATACCGTAATAATGCCCCGGTTTCAGGTAGGGAATGACCAACCGGCCCAACCGGAATGCACCACAACCTACATCCAGCAAGTAGCTCTCAGGCTCCAAACCATGCTCACGCAAGAATGAGAACTGCAATATGCCCACTGTACGCCACAGCTCTGGAATGCCCGAATAGCGATAGAATCTAGGCATTGGCTTTCACTGCCTTAGCTCGTCTCCTCTTTGCCCCCTTGTTTACCCACTTGCGCCTGTATAAGCTCTTGTCGTGCTTGGCCCATTGGTTCCTGAGCTGCTTGTTGTCCTGTGTGCTCACCGCTCTCAAGTGCTTGATGTAGACGCCCTTCACCCAAATTTGCGCCCAGCCCTTGCGCTGCGCTCTCTGCACAAAGTCGCTTTCATCTCCGTAGTGAATGAAATCCTCGTCAAAGAGGCCGGTATCCACGAACACCTGGCGCCGGACCACGGCGCAAAACCAAGCAAGCGGCCCCTTGACAAGATGCACCTCGAACGGATCGCCCGGCTGCCCACTGCGCTGTGGGGTAGTGGAGCACTCCCCTGATGGACAGGCCATGCCGTATTTGGCGTTCATCGTCAAGCCCTGCACGAGGAGCTTGAGCCAGTCCCGCTG